TATCGATGGGTGCATCAATGATGTCACTCCAATCAATACCTTCCACACCGCGGAAGAGGATGTTGACCAGGTTGGCACGGAGGAACGGGGTCGGAGAGGTGGAGCCGACTTGGATGCTGGTAGTGGCGCGGACGTAACCCTGCGGTGCAACCTCTGCGAAAAGGGTTGCCACGTCATCAGAGAGCTGATCGCGGAGGATTTCCTGGCCGGTGAAGGTAAACAGAATGCGACGCCAGACGAAGGGCGCGTTCGTCTCGGTTTCAATCAAGATTTTCTCCTTTAAGCCCCGCATGAAACATGTTGTTGACAAACGGGATGATTTGTCGAATGGACCAGCAGGGACTCCGGGGAGGTTGGTGTTATCTCGGGCGGTGCAGATCCAGCCCAAGATGTGTCGGGTGCCGGCACCGGATGACATAAATTGGGGGGCTAATGTGACGGCCGGATTGAGGGGATCCACTTTTCTAGCCATCAGCATGTGATCCACATGCTTCGCGCTAGTGATGTTGAGGATGCGCTTGCGCGACATTCGGTTAGATCTTCGCTTAACCCTGACGCGTCGACGGGATCTGTTGTACCCACCGCGTGCTCGCCGCACACGTCTTGGGTACTTTCGGGAGGACACGCGTCTTTTTACGTAAGGCATGTTGTGAAATCGGGGGAATGAATCCCCGATCGTTGGGGGTGGAGGGGGGATGGACAGGTATAAATAGGGCCCTGTCCGTTGTCCGATGGGGAGAATCTTAGTTTCCCCATCTGACTCTTCGAACACTCAATGCCAAGCACTTTTCTGATCAAAGATGCCAAGTTCCTTCTTCTCACCTACTCCAGGGTCCCCGACCACTTGGTCGACAGTATGCCTATGTCCATTGTGCACAGGAGTGCCGACAGGGGAGCAGAATGCCTGGTGGGCCAGGAACAACACGCCGACGGAGGAACTCATTTCCATGCCTTTATTGACTTTGGAGGAGAACGGTACTCCACTCGAAACCAACACGATTGGGATATCGAGGGAATCCATCCCAACATTGAGAAGGGAGGACGCACACCTTGGCTCATCTACGACTACGTCTGCAAGGATGGCAACATCGTCGGAGGCGGTGCTGAACGCCCAGAGGAGACCACTTCTTCCAAGGGAGCCGACAAATGGGAGCTCGTCCTTAACGCAGCAACTCGTACAGAATTTCTCCTTCGACTACGAGAACATTACCCCAGAGTTTTGGTTGCTTCTTTCGGGAGTGTGTCAAAGTATGCAGATTGGGCATACGCTCCGGACCCCGTGGAATATCTCCATCCGGAGAATTACGGATTCACACTGGAGGGTTACCCAGGGCTCTTAGACTGGGTGGACGACAACATGCGTGGGGGGGTTGAAGGTCGGTGAGTTCTTTCTGTTTACGTACCACCTCCCCGTGCCTCGACCGGGCTAGGGGGGCCCCGGCTTAGGGACCTACGGCCCCAGCCTACCGCGCTCCGCATACTGCGCGCTCCCTCCACCCGGCTCTCGCACCACGTTTCATACCGAGACCTAGTTCTAACGTGTTATGCTTAGCCCCAAGAGTCTAGTCCTATTTGGGGCTAGTAGACTTGGCAAGACAGTCTGGGCGAGGAGTTTAGGCAACCACTTATACTTTTGTGGCTTGTACTCTTACAAGGAGGCTTGCAAGGCAGATACGGCAGCCTACGCCGTGTTTGATGACATACAGGGGGGGATCAAGTTTTTCCATGGGTTCAAGAATTGGTTGGGTGCACAGGCAGAGTTCCAGATCAAGGGATTGTATCGTGATCCGGAGATGATCAAGTGGGGTAAACCCAGCATTTGGGTCGCAAACACAGACCCAAGATATGATATGAGCACGGATGATATCGCGTGGATAGACGTTAACTGCACTTTTGTCGAAATCACAACTTCATTATTCTAACTACGTTCGTGCCAGTAAAGTGCACTTTCAGCAGAGAAGCCGACCGTGTTGGCCACACCAGTAGCCAGGGCGAACATATCTATGACATAGACATCACCCATGCTTGCACGGGTATTCGCTGACAAGAATGAGGCGTTGCGGCCTCCGGCATTCTCGTCGTCGTTGTAAACCAGGTTTTTATTAAAGGGGTGCCAGCGGTTGTACCGTTTCAGTACACCGACGTCATTGCCAGAATTGACGTTCACCTTGTTATCCGAAAGGAGTGTAACGCGGGTGTTATCGATGGGTGCATCAATGATGTCACTCCAATCAATACCTTCCACACCGCGGAAGAGGATGTTGACCAGGTTGGCACGGAGGAACGGGGTCGGAGAGGTGGAGCCGACTTGGATGCTGGT